TTTGCCAGCAAATCCTTCGTCTTTCGCGGGATAACCTTTGTCATAAGCGAAATTAGATTTGGCGGTATTCTCATCGAATCTGTTAATTGTTTCTTGTATGCCAGTAAGAAAATATTCAAAGCCTTCAAGTTCATCATCTGAAAGCTGATCCATTTTTAAATGGCCTTTACCCCTACAGTCGAATTTAATAAATAGAAATTCAGAATTTCTCTTAACATATTCTGGGTATAAATATTTCACCGCAAGACTATACATTAAATCTTGCATATTATCTTTCGCTTCTTTGCCCTCAAAAACTCCTTTAGATGTTTTGAAATCCCGAATAAGAATTCTGCTCTGTTTCTTGAAAAGAAATAACTTATCAATAAATCCTAAGATTCTATAATTTTTGCCATCTTGATTGATATTTAAATCAAATTTTTCTTCGCTGAGAGCTTGTGTCAAATCTTTATCTTCTTCTCCAAAGAAATCGAAATTTAATCCCTCTACTGTCATTGAATTAATTAGATCAATATTTTCCTGATCAGCGATATCGTATTTTTTTGCATAAGCCATTACCATTCTTTTAATAGGCTTAGATACGAAAATATCTTGAGCTTTTATAATTGAATCATAATGATGCTTGTGCTTAGGATTTCCTAGATTTTCAAAAATTGCGTGAGCTATGGTACCCCTTAAATTACCATGATTATTTTTATTAGGTAGTTTGAGTTTATAATTTGTCCAATAAAGCCAACTGCATGTTTGCAGTGTTTTAATTCTGGATGCTGATAGTGGAGTATTAGGCTCGATCATTACAAAGTTTTGAAAATTTAGTTACGTCTTTAGCATTGAAAAGTGTGGAATTTTTTTCAATAAAACTCAGAATAGCCTTTATTTGCTTATCTTTGTCAATCTCCTGTGAGAGCCAGTCTTTAAGATTATATCCGCTTTCATGGGCAATTCCAAAATCATTATGAGGCTTTGGCGGCAGTTTGATAACTAGTTGATTAAGATCAAAGAACTTGCTCAGATTCATGAAGATCTTAATGGATGAAATAAGACCATGATTCTTTTCTGAATCTGAGTCATTATTGTTAGAAATAATAATTCGATCAATTTCTTTACCGCTAAGGTATGAAATAATCTTAGGGTTAATACCCAAACCAAAAGTGACCAAAGAATTCTTAATTCCTTGATCAAACAAGGCCATGCTATCACCAATACTTTCTACAAGGATAACCTCTTTGGCTTGATCAATATATTCATCAACTGTTGTGGCAGCAGGGATATATGCTGGATAGACCCAGTTCTTTCTTTTACCAAGATGTTTCCATTTAGCAAAATCATTTTCATTATCTACTTTTCGCCCAGAGAATCCAATGATTTGTTTATTCTCATCATAGATTGGGAATACCATCCTACGATACATTTGACCTACTCCTGCAAGACCAACCTTAAAAAATCTTTGGGTAGTTTCTGAAATTGATTTGTTTTTATAAAAATTGTAATTGGGAAACAATCTTTCTAGTGCTGATTCTGGATAAATTTTTTCCATTTCGATTAATTCTTTATTTTCTGTATAGGTATAGGTTTCGCCTTTTTGAATACCATCTAAGATATTTTTTAATTTAGTTCTGTCATCTTTGAGAGTAAGTTGGATAAGAGCTTCTAAAGGTTTTGATCCTTTATTCTCAATATAATCATTCCATACTCCAGTATTTTTATAGATTTGAACTGCGGTCTTATTGTCACCATTTCTATAAATCGCACTAGTTCTCCAGTGATTGCCGCAATCAATAAGATTGTATCCTATGGACTCTAATACTTCTTTAATTTTATTAGAATCTATCGAAGTTGGGGATGTGGTCATCGTCATCTGTATCTTCTAATTCTTGATTTCCTTCTAATGCTTGAGCAATATCTCTCAGATCTCCTCGTTCTGCAATATTAAAATTAGCAAATTCCAAATTAACGAAGTTCTTTCGCAGGGTGTCTCCAATTCGGATTGGTTCTACTGCACCAGCAATATCCTTGCCCAAGTGTCGAGCCTTAACATTAATAAGTTTATGAGTTCCGAATCGAACTCCTTCTGTCTGGATCTCATCAGCAGTTTTATTTCTAAGAATAAACATATGAGAACAGAATTGAGTAATGCGATCTGAAAGAGATACGACGCTTTCGTCATCAATCACATTAGCTGCCATACGGTTATTTGTAATACCACTACGATTAGATTGAACTGAAGTGATCATGGGAATGACTGGATTGCCATCTTCAAGGATTTCTTTCTGAATACATTTCTTAAACTTATCAACCATTTCACCGACAGTCTGCCATTCGCTCTTTCCTGCGCCAGATTCTGAGGTTGTCTTAATGTAATCGAATGAGAAAATCATCTGATTGCCTCGACCAACTTTAGAATAATAAAAACGCTTTAGAGTGTCAATCATGGAATCAACGTCCATGCCTCCTACATTGTAATAATAGAATTGAAGATCTTTGATCTTAGACCATACACTACGAACTTTATCGACTACTTCTTGTCCAGCCCTGCGCCAGTTGCCGCTCTCAATAAGATGCATGGGAACGCCAGATAAAGCGGCGCACTGACGCATCACAAGCTCCTCTTTGCTCATTTCTCCGTTATCAAAGTGAAGAACTGGGACATTGTATTTTGCGCTAACCTTAGTGGCGTAGTGCATACAAAACTGAGTCTTTCCAACGCCAGAGCGAGCTACAATAACTGTAATATTTCCTGGGCGCAAAAGTGATCCATAAATCTCATTAACCTTTTGATGCGGACCCATCATTCCAAATTCGGTAATAGGATTATTTCCACGCTCTTCAATAATATCTTCCATATCAGCATAGATGTTCTCTGGAACATCCTTGCCAATTTCATAGAGATTAATCTTAGAGTTGTAAATGCTATCCGCGCATTCAACAATCTGTTGATACGAAGATTCTGGAGATATAGATTTCATTGCTTTCGCCATTTCCTGAGAAGAATTAAAGATTTCCCTACGAATAGAGAATTTCTTTAATTCCTTTGCAGTTTTTACTAGATTACCAGTTGGGACTTTTCTCAATGCAAGTGACTTAATATAGTCAGATGGATTCAAATTGTCTTCGAAAGATAATCCAATTGAATTAATTCTTTGGGCGATAATGATTTCATCAATTTCATCACCAGCATCAATAGCTTGTTTAATAATAGTAAAGATCGCGCTATGGAGATTACTCTGTTCGGAGTAAAAATCAGATGCATCAATAAAATTAGAGATCTGCGAAAAATGCTGTGATTCTTTAATAAGACCAGCAAGAAGTTGTTTTTCTATTTCAAAATTATAAATCATTTTGTAGTTATTCTATTGTTCTACCTAAACTATGCAAGCTTTATTCATCTAGCATTTCAGTATCATTATTAGTTCTAAGCAAATAATCAGACATGGCTTTTTTCAATCCAAGCTCGGTGATTACTGAATCGAATCTTGAATAAATCATTGGATATCCCTTTTCAGTAACGCAAGCAATAATCAATCCTTTATATTTATCTGAGTCTCCACTCAGCTCATACAGTTTATTGACTAGGCTATCTGGGATGCTAAATTCTGGCTGTTCTTCTGGTTCAAATTCTTCCATATTATAAGTATATTTGTTGATTCTCAAAAAATTCCAAACAGACTTTATCTGTTGGGTAAATTTCCACTAATTTTAGATTATTTTTTTGACAAAATTCATATTTTTTGTCGTCTCTTTTTAATTGCTGTAAATACTTAAGTCGATTTCCATGAAAGAATTTGACAAATTTTGTATGTTGCGCTCCTTGGACTTCTATCATGATTTTCTTATTTGCATTATAAAAATCAAAACTTAATCTTGTTCCGACTAATCTGAATTCTTCAAAAACAATATCATGTTGCCAATATGGGCGAAGAAAGTATTTTACTTGAAGTTGAAATTTACTTCTACTTTTTTTGTCCCAATCAATGAGATATTTTTTAGCATTTTTTAAATTAAGTTCTCTACCATTAATTCCTATGAATTTCATGTATTGAGATTATTGATTGACGCTTTAAAATAATTAACTAAGAATCCGCAGAGTTTATCATCATCTTCGATGATTTTGAAAAGATTATTATCTCCTTGAATTGTTTCTGGGAATTCAAGTCCATTTTCAATGAGTAAATCTTTAAATTCTTCTACTGGTTTAATCCAAGCACCTTTCTTTTCAAGAAACTCCCAAGCATAAAGAAGATCTACGACTTCTTTTTGAACCCAGATTGAAGTTCCATTCTTGCGACCATATCGAATTGGATATGTAATTGTCATATTGGTTTTCTCATTAGGAGACTTTTTAATAGTAGCCTTGGCGAAATGCCCAATGATTGGATTCTTTTTAACGCAAATAGTTTTATTTGCTGAATCCTGAAGAATAAGATCTCCTTTATAACGAGGCTCAAACTCTACGATATAATTCGCAAAGTGAAGAAGAGCGTTGCCGCCAGTAGCACTGGTTTGACGAATTGGGGCTTTAGAGTATGGATCAAGCTTGATATCAGCACGAACTTGACTGATGAAGATTGCCATGTGTCCTCGCTTAGTAAGAGCGATAGATAGACGCTTCATAAAGTTTGCTGCAATGACTGCACCGCCAGCAACTTTATTGCTGTCCTCAAATGATTTATCGAGATCTCCCTTAGTGATAAGACCATCTACAGAATCAAGCAAGAAACAATACTTCGTCTTCTCATCATTCTTGGCGACAAGCTCCCTCATCACATCTACAACTGTTTCATAAATATTACTTTCAAATACAAAACAAGTTCCAGCCACCCATTCTTCCGCTGAAAACACGAATCTAACTCCAGAACGATTTCTCATTTCTGGAGATAGTCTACCTTCTGCTTTGATATAAAAGCCTTTGGCATTTGGAAGATCATTGCAAAAATTCTTCATTACTTCCAAAGATTCAGAAGTCTTACCTCCTTCGTTCATACCAACAAAGCGATGCAATCCTGGCCCAAATCCGCCACCTAATTGCAAATCAAATTGAATAGATCCACTAGACACTTTATAGTCTATTTCATCTTCAAAATTGTAGTGATCTTCTTTATTTGTTTTTAAGAAAGAACCAAGAACGCTTTGTGACGATGGCACTTCTTTTGTCGATTTTTCTTCTTTAATTTTAGTCATTTAGAAATTGTTTTGTTGTTTTTTTTCTTTGTTTTACCTCTGCGTCTTCACCTATCTTCTCTCCAATAGAGTAATCCTCATACTTACTGAAGTCAACTCTAAAGTTAAATGCTGAAAATTTTATATCCATTTTCATTTTTAATTTATCGCAGACAATATAAGATAATGAATCAAATTTTTTGTCAAAAGAAACAATATTCATGAACTCTTCAGAATATCTTTCACAAAGATCATTGAGGATCTTCATCTCGCGCATGTAAAAAAGACGCTTGTTCTTTGTGGGAACAAGCGTCAGTCTAGAAAGAATGTCTTTCTTGTTGATTTTTTTCTTTGCTTTCTTTTTAGCCACACCCCATTTTAAGTTCTTCTAAGTCATTGTCAAGCATTTTCTTGACTAGACCTTTAAAATCTGTTTTAGGTTTCCAATTAAGAAATGCTCT